GAGGGAGAAGGTCATACCTTTGGTGCATGTAGACTATATAACTGGGCTATTCCGAGCGGAGGTTATTATGTTGGTTGTTTTATGGCTCCTGGCTCAACCACTTGTTATGTTGAGTATGTACGGAATAATAGTTATACAGTTGAACTACCATCAACTGCAGGTGGTTATATAATGTTTGGTTATACATATACAGCGGCATGATAATAAATTACCTTTAGTGGATTCTAAAGGTGGACAAAAGGAGAAATAAAATGGCGATTACAAAAGAAATACAACAAGATAAAATTGAAGTAGTAGGCGAGTTTAAACTCATCCAGGTGAGGACTGCTACTATTATAAAAGAAGATGGTGCAGAAATTTCAAGAACTTTTTCACGTCATGTTGTAGCACCAGATGCAGACATTTCAGGTGAAAGTGCAGAAGTTCAAGCAATATGTGGTGTAGTACATACTGATGCAGTAAAGTCAGCGTATGAAGCACACATAATCGCTAACACTCCTGGTGAATAAATATGTGTATAGAACAGGATAGTTAATGGCAGACAGTAGAAATAGACAACTAGCACAACTAGGCACAGGCTTAGATGTAAATGAAGCAACTGGTGAAGTAATTACCATTAACATGGACACAGATGTTGTAAGCGAAGGCACAAGTAATTTATATTTTACTGACGCAAGAGTGTATAGTACATTATCAGGAAGTGGTAATCTTGTTGTTGGTGGAAATCTTACTGTGAATGGTACTACCACAACACTTAACAGTACGACACTTGATGTAGATGATTTAAATATTACTGTAGCCAAAGGAGCCGCAAATTCATCAGCGGCAAACGGCGCAGGACTAACAGTAGATGGAGCAAATGCTACATTTACATATACAAGTTCAGACGATCGCTGGAATCTAAACAAAGAACTAAATGTAACAAGAGTACATGGTAATCTAACAGGTAATGTAACAGGACAAGTAAGTGATATAAGCAATCATGACACTGATACACTAAGTGAAGGCAGTACAAATTTATACTATACAGACGCTAGAGTAACCACAAGAATAAATGCTACAAGTATTGATGCTCTTAGTGATGTAGATACAACTACAAGTGCTCCAACAAGCGGACAAACTATTGTTTGGAATGGTACAAAGTTTGTGCCAGGTGATAGTTTCAGCCAAAGTGATTTTAACACAGCTTTTGCGGCAAAATCAACAGATGATTTGTCTGAAGGTGTAACTAATCTATACTATACCAATGGAAGATTTGATGCTAGATTCTCAACTAAAAATATTGGTGATCTAGCAAATGTTTTTACTACTGGTGTAACAGATGGCCAAGTTCTAGTTTATAGTGTGGCAAATAATAGATTCGAACCCGGCACTGTAAGTGGAGGCGGTGGCAGTGGAGGGTTGTTTTCCTTGCTAGACTTTTAATAAATAAGTATATAGACAAGGAAGAACATGCCAGCATTTACAACATACAAAACAGCAACTATTAACACTACTACAGGTACAACTTTGGTTACTTGTGGTACTGGACAACATTTCCTACATAGTGCATATGTTACAAATACTGAAGGCAGTGCATTACCTATTACATTAGAAATAGTACATGCTGATACAACTGTGACTCATGTAGCTCACAAGTTGAAAATTTTTCCTAATGAAACAGTGGATTTAGTTTCCCAAAACAAAATATATCTCTTAGTTGGAGATGCATTAAAAGTAAAAGCAGATAGAGGAAGTGCTTTCACTGTATCAGTGAGCTTATTAGATCAGGCGATATAAAATGACAGTAAACAATTCAAGAACAGATAGCACAGGCGGAATTTATACCGGAACAGCGTATGGAGATAAAACATTTTATGGCTTTAAGATGGTTCCTACAACCGGAGATTGTACAGTTACAATCATTGATGCTAATGATACAGATCCAATAGCATTACCAGACACTATATATCCAGAAATACAGCCTGGTCCAAATGATTATAAAGCACACTTTTTTAGCATTGATGCAATAGAATTTGCTATAGATACCAACGGTCATCTTCAAATGAAATTTTTGAGCTAGTGAGACATGTTGGCATAAATATCAATAGTATTACAAAAGACAGGACGCAGTAAATGGCAACAATTATAGACCTAGGAAAACTAAGATTTCATTTTGCAGGCGACTATGACGCCGCAACAGAATATGAAATGAATGACATCGTCAAGTACGGTGGTAATGTTTATGTTTATGCAAACGTAACTAAAACAACAGGTAATCAACCAACTAATACAACTTATTGGACTTTAATGGTCGAAGGCTTTAAGTTCAGACAAGTATATGATAATGCTACACAGTATAGAGTAGGAGATGGTATTACTTATGGTGGTAAAGTATATATTTGTATATTAGACACACAAGGAAATACGCCGCCAAATGCAACATACTGGAGTCAATTCGCAGATGGTATTCAATGGGAAGGCGACTTTAACAGCGCCACTGGATATCAAAAAAATGACCTTGTAAAATACGGGTCTCAGGTCTATATTGCAAAACAAGATTCAACAGGAAATCTTCCAACTGATACAACTTATTGGGACAAATTTGTAGAAGGTGTAAGCCCACAAGGTGTTTACAATTCCGGTACAGCATATGTACCAGGAGATATTGTAGCATATGGTGCCAATTTATATCGTTGTACAGCCAACAGTTCAGGAAATCTTCCAACTAATACCTCATACTTTGAAAACTTTATAAACGGTAACAGTTTCAAAGGTATTTGGAGTAGCGGTACACAATATTATGTTGGTGAAACTGTACGTTACGGTGGTAATGTTTATAGAGCATTAATTGATAACACAAACAAACAACCAGATACAAACGGCAGTGATTGGGAAGCATTTTCAACTGGAGTCAATAGTAGAGGAAATTGGGCAAGTGCAACTTCTTATGCTATTAATGATGTTGTAACCTACGGAGGTAACACATATATTGCACTAGTAGGACATACTTCAGGAGTATTTCAAACTGACTTAACCGCAGGAAACTGGCAGAAATTTAACAGTGGTATACGTTACATGGGTAACTGGACCACAGGTACAGCGTACCTAAAAGATGATATTGTTAAGAGTAGTGTTAGTACATATATTTGTATAGTAGATCACACAGCAGGCTCAGACTTCTTTATAGACTTAAACACAAACAACTATTGGGAAGAATTTGTTGCAGGTGCTAGTTATGTGCTTCCAAATACATCAGGCAATGCAGGTAAGTATCTACAAACACCTGACGGAGCAACATACAGTTGGCAATTTGCAGGTGCAAATGACAAAATATATTATGTAGCAGAAGATACAACAAGTAGTGCTGATGATGTAAATCATGGACTTGCAGTTGACTATGCTTTTGCAAGTGTAAAATATGCATGTCAATATATTGCGGCGGACATAGCAAACAGAACACCAGCCACAATCTTTATCAAAGACGGAACATACAACGAGGTTCTACCAATCACAGTACCAGCTAATGTTACTATTGTTGGTGATGGACAGCGTAACTGTATTATTCAACCAGCCACAGGTAACGGTGACAATGGGGTACCAAACAACGAAGAAACAATGTTTTACCTAGACAGCGGTGTGATGATTGAAGGTATTCTAATGAAAGGTCTCACAGGATTTGTATTAGGAACACCAGGAGACCCAACAACTGCAACAATCAAAGGTTGTTATTTGAGATTGAAAGCAGGTTCAACAATACTTAAATCACCGTACATTAAAGAATCTAGTGCATTTAGTACAGGCGGTGTTGGAGCTATTATTGATGGATCAGTTGTTGCCACAGGCACAGCGGGTAGTATGGTGTTTCACACATTTACACAAGTGCATGATGGTGGTATGGGATTTTGGGTTAAAGACAATGGACTCAGTGAGATAGTTTCATGTTTTACTTACTACTGTGATTATGGTTATGTAACAACCGGCGGTGGTAAAATTCGTGCATTGAACGGAAATAACAGTTATGGTAGATATGGTGCATTAAGTGCAGGATACGACACAAACGAAGTTGCCGCAGATGGATATATTTACGGTGATACAATTACATATACAGCAAGTACGTTGAACACGTCAGATGGATTTACAGTAGGTGATACATTAACATATGGTGGAACAACAACCACAAACGTTGCGATTAGTTCAGTATCAAACGAACAACAATGTACAATCACAACCGCTAACCCACATGGACTAGCAGAAGGTGACATAGTTTCATTTAAAGACACTGTACCTAGTGCCTGGGCCCAGACATTTGGTAGTCATGGTACAGCAAGCATGTACAATAGAGCTTGGTATGCTGACGTAGTAAGTTCTACTAGTTTTAGAATATGTACAAATCCAGATTTAACAAACTACTTTGATACTAGAAGTATAAATGGCTGGGGTGTTGTTACTGAAACAATCTCAGATGCTACAAGAGCTAATCCTGTGGTTTTAACAATAACAGGACATGGTTATGCAAACGGGGATCTGGTACAAAGCATTAGTGGCGTTGTTGGAATGACACAGTTAAATGGTCAAAGTTACTATGCAAATAACATTACTGCAAACACAGTTCAACTTTATACAGATGCAGGACTTACAACAACATTAGATGGTACTGCTTTCAGTGCATATACCAGCGGTGGTACTTCTGAAAGAGTTTTAACAGGTACTGCTTTTACAAGTGGTACAATTATCAATTTTAAAGAAGTAAAGTCAGAAATAGCTAATATTCAAACAAATATTACTCCAGCTACAAATCATAGATTGGTTGTGAATAATACACGAAAAGGCTATACAGGAAAAACTATTAAAGTGGCAGTAAGAAACAGTGGTTCTGGTAACAGATATGTTTTTGACGGTGAAGAACTAGGTTCTCATAAAATGGATACAAAACATAGAATGTATATATTTGAACAAAATGATGTTAGTAATGACGGTCATCCACTTTACTTCAGTGAAACACAAGATGGAACACACAACGGGGGAACAGAATATAGCCCAACTAAAGATGCCGCAACAGGATTATCAGGTAATGCAGTAGAGTATTACCTAGACGGTGTGAAGCAAGCAAGTTTAGCCGCATACAATTCAGGATTCAATGCCGCAACTAGTAGAGAAGTATGGGTAGTAGGTGCTACAGCCGCAAAACTTTATGCAGTTTGTGTTAACCATAGTGGAATGGGCGGAGGTGCTGGATATACTAGTACAAATGCAACTTATGCTCCCACAACTGGTGCATTACAAATTACAATAGGCACACATAGTTTAAGTGTAGGTACTAATGTAGAAATTACACAAGATAGTATTAGATTTACTTGTGCTCAAGACGGAAATACTACAAATCACGACTATCCAAGAAGTACAGACCCTGCAAAACAAAGTGTATTTGTGAAAATTATTGATACTACTGCAACTACAATTACAGTAAATGTTGGAGTAAGCAGTAATACAACTGTTCACGCTTATGTTAGCACACCAATTTCAAATAATGTTCAAACTAGTGCAAGTGATAAGCCAACTATTGTGTATAATACAACTACACAACATAGTACAGCAGAAGCGTATTGGGAAAGATTCTCAGGAATTTATAGAACAGATAGTATTGCTGATGCGGCAACTATTACTGCACAAGATGGACAATTTGCTACAACCATAGCAACTGATAGTGCAAGAGGGCAATTTGGCTTTAGTATGATACTAGCAGGACTATCTGAAGTTCCGAGACCGGGTGCAAGTATTGAATTTGTTACTGGCCCTACATATAATCCAGTAGACAATACAGATATAACCAGATCACCTAATACAGGTGCAGACACAGTTAGTTACATTGTAACTACAGTTTCAGGATATACAGCAAGTACTGATCCAACTATACTTGGAACATGTACAGTAACATTGGCAACAGAAAAACCAAATACCAGTGATACCTATTACGGACAGATGTTTAGGTTGAGATACAAATACAGTCAAACAAGACTTACTGGACATGACTTTTTGAGTATTGGAACAGGTGGAAGAGCTTCAACAAACTATCCAGGTGAACCTACACAAGCATCGTCGCAAGGTAATGAAGTTACAGAGACATTTCCAGGTCGTGTTTATTATGTAAGTACAGACCAAGATGGTAACTTTAGAGTTGGTAATTACTTTAGAGTTGATCAATCAACTGGTAGAGCTACGTTGGATGCTAGTGCATTTGACCTAAGTGGTTTGACAAGTTTGAGATTGGGTAGTATTGGTGCTCAGCTAGGTGAATCAATTAACGAATTTAGTGCAGACGGCACACTCACTGGAAACAGTAATACAGCGGTTCCGACTGAACAAGCTGTTAAAACATATGTCGATACTACAGCAATACCAAAATCACTCCTGACTACGGCAGGTGATGTGCTATACAGAGATAGCACAGGCCCACAGAGATTAGGAGTTGGTACTGCTGGACAAGTACTCAAAGTAAATTCAAGTGCTAATGCAGTTGAATGGGGAGATGCTGGCGGCGGCGGAGAAGCTATAGCTTATAATAGCTCAGGAACTACAGAAGATTCAGATGGTTATGTAACAGCGGCAACTACCAATGGTGTTGCAGTAAGTTCAGTAACATATCAGTATCAAGGTAGAGCTCCGATCGATGATAAAGACTTTGGTAGATACAAAAGAATTACTGGATTTACTCAAACAAAAGGTGCTACCACTTCTACAGTAGCGATTACATACCTAGCATCTGGCGAGATTAATACTATTACAGTGACATAAATATAACTAAGAAACAGGAACAACGATGGCAAATGCACTTTTATACAACGCACTAATGAAAGAGAATGAAACTCTAAGACTGCTTATTGATGCAAAAGAGATGAAATCAATAGAAAGCGCCTTCAATAGTAAACCTTGGGATCCATCAGGCTGGAGTTTACTACCTTATGACAATAGTAATTATAGTGCTAGTAGAGAAATATACACTTGTGCGGCTTTCTCCGCAAATCAAATGGCTAATTGCGGAGCCTCTTGTACTTGGACAGTACCTAGTGATGGTACTAATACAGCTATGTTCCAATTATGGGGTGCAGGTGGTATGACAGCAACAGGTTGTTGCTGTGGAGGAAGTCATTATGGACCAACTGGTGCTTATGCAGTAAGTATCCTACCAGTCACAGCAGGCGAAAGTTGGATAATGTGTGCGGCATGTTCAGCTTGCTGTTGGGCAAGTAGAGGCACAGGACCTTCTACAATGTGTTATAGTTTTGCTTGTAACACCAACGGAACTCAATGTTTGTGTGCTATGGGAGCCTGTACTGGTATGGGTAGGTCTGCTGAAATGTTGCATGGTGAAAACTACTGTAGATATAGATCACCAGAAGGAAATAGAGATTCGGGTGCATGTATCTGTAATAGTGGACATGACTATTGCTTTACTAGTAGTTGTGCGACCTGTGGAGAGATAGACTTTCATAAAGATAATGACATTAAATGGGGACATACTGGAATGGGCGATTGTACTTGTGGACTGCCTAGCTTTTACGGTAAAGCATGTTTTGATACTAACCATTATGGCTACAAAATTCATGCTCCAGTTATCGCACCAGATCACACAGTAGCCGCAAACACATGTAGTTGTTGTATGAGTTATACTAGTGGAAACTGTTGTGGAGGTAGTTGTTGTAGTGCCAGTGCAGGATATAGATGTGTATACGGAGCAGGTGGAACAGCAACACATGTTATGGGCGGAGCGAACTCACAATGCGGCGATTCTGGTAGACCAGGACTGGTACGAGTAACTTGGTGGACAGCTTAATGAGAAAAGATAAATAATTACGAAGGTAAAAAAATATGGCAGATATTACAAAAGAATTTACAATTGATGTTCCAGACGAGCTGTGGATTGATAAGCATGACAATTCAAATACAGCTACATACACATACACAGGACCTGATAAAGTATGGCTAGGATCAAACAATGAAGAATCCATAAACTATATTTCATTTGATGAGCCTGATGCTGATGAAATTGCAATGTTAGGTGAAGCAGGTATTACTGTAATTGAAATTGATTGTGATGCACAACCAGAAGTTGGCATGTGGTCACAACCTATTGCAGATGACTTTCAACATACATTTGAAGATGAAACAAACGCTTTTGATGACAGTGTATACAAAAAAATTACCAATCCTAGCATAAATGATTGGATGGATTGTATAGTAGATCCAGAAGATAGAACAAAAATTAAACTAACACCTATTTACAAGACTATAGACACTGCTCCTGAAACCAAAGCAAAGGCTAGAAAAGCATACGTTGAAAAATATAATAATCAATATTCTTTTACCACAGATCAACAAACTGCTATTGATAAATTCATAACTGATATAGATACATATATTGCACTATATGCCAATTGTTATCCTTGGAAATTTGCAACAATATCAGAAGGATCAATGCCACAAGTACCAGCAGACATAGGTGCATTATTTCAATCACTACCTGACAAGGTATCTGAAAATGAAGACGTATAGGAGTAGCTGATGAGTGATGTACTTTTATATGCCGCAATGAAAGAAAACCAAAGACTTCGCGATATGTGGAGAGATGCAAATATGGCAGGCGCAGGAGCCGCCAATGTGTACACAGCCGAGAATGGCGCATTGGGCGCCGGTAATGAAATTATTACAGGTATAAGTTGTGCCGCTCCAGAAGTATCAGGAACTGGTGAAAATAGTACAGATAGATTAAAAGCAGAATGGGCCGCAGTATTCGGAACGCTTGCATCTGCAAAACCTAATGGTTTTAAAGTATGTGATACAAGTGGTTATTTTAGATGCGGTTACTCTTGTACTTGGACAGTACCAACTGGAGTAACAAGAGCAACTTTTCAAAGTTGGGCAAGCGGTGGCGGAACAGGATCAAATTGTTGTTGTGGTGGCGCACCTCATGGACCAAGCGGAGCATATACTATTGTTGAAATGGATGTAACTGCTGGTGAGTCATACTTGTTATGTGCAGGTTGTGCCTATTGTTGTTATGCTTATCAAACCACAAACGGTTATTGTGGGGGTAACACTTGTATTTGTGGACCAGGGTTATTTTTGTGTACTGAAAGCGGACTTGCATGTTTCGCTGATTGGCAAAATGCCACTAGATCTCACTCTAGCAGAAAATTTGACGGAACAACCAACCAAGCAGAAATTCCATCAGGTAGTGAAAGTAATCTCTGTGGTGCATATCAATGTAGCGGATATAATTTTTGCTGGGATAGTGGTAATGACGCCTTAGAAATTGATTTTGTATATTCAAATTGCAGAAGATGGTCAATATCTTGTATGGCAACAAGTAGAAATGCTTGTTGTTTTGGAGTGCCAAGTATGTATCCATACATGCAGATCAAGGCAGATCTCAACGCAGATACTAGAAGTTGTCCAGCACCTGTACCAGGATACGAAGATTGCAGTTGTTATTTCAAATGGAATGGTAGCAGTTGTTTTGGATGTAACTACACAGGATGTAATAATAGACAGATACCAGGCAGTGGCGGCGCGGCAGGAAGTGTATTTGGTGGCTGTAATGCATGTGGCGGAGACAGCGGTCGAATGGGCATGGTCTGTGTAAGCTGGTGTTGTTGCTAATCTTTTTTTAAAAAATCATTGACAAAGTTATATGCGTAGTTTATTATAGATATATAGTACTATATGTACGAGCATTTATATAAACGCGATGAAAGAATCATATGAAAAAATCCTTTTTTATTAACGGCGGAGCCGGTAGAGTCTTGTGTGCTTTACCTGGGTTAGAATGGTATCAACAAAATGTAGACAAAGATGTTGTCATTATTGCCGAAGCATGGAACGAATTGTTTCTTGTTAACAAAAATCTTAGACACAACGTATGGCCATTAGGTGCAAAAGGTTTGTGGGAAAAAATAAGAGACACAGAACTTATTAGTCCAGAACCATACAGACTGAATGCATATTTTAATCAACGTTGTAATATGATACAAGCATTTGATATGCTAGTAAATGATCTAACTGACGTACCAGAAAGCAAGTCTATTAACTTAGATATAAACAAGGTAGATCAAATACATGGTCATTCTATGTGTGACAAAATAAAAATGCAAACAGGCAAAGAAAAAATTGTAGTTTTTCAACCTTTTGGATCTGGAGCAAAACAAGAAGGTAGATTTATATACGATAGCAGTGGTAGAAGTTTTGAACTCAGAGATGTATATAGAATTATAGATAAACTAACAGAACATTACGCATTGGTTATTATGAGTACAATACAACTTCCCCCACCTGAAAAACCTAATAGTAGTGTTGTTATTCCAAATGATACAAATCTATTACAATGGATGGGAGTTATAAATGCCTGTGATTATTTTGTTGGTTGTGATAGTATGGGACAACATTATGCTCATGCACTAGGAAAACCAGCTACAGTAGTTATAGGAAGTACTTTTCCAGAAAACATTACATATCCTGGAAATACAGATTTTACAGTAATCGATGCAGGTAAAGAAAAAAGACAGTATATGCCTTTTAGAGTTACAATGGATTGGGCTTTAGAGAGAGACAACGAAGATCTAATGATTTTTGAAGAAGATGTGTTCGATGAAATAATCAGCAGTATAATCAAAAAGTTAGGAAAACCAAAAAATAAAGCACCGCAACGTTTGCCATTAGCAAATCCAACACAAGGAGATAGTTGTTGTCCTCCAACTGGGTCACCCCAGGTGCAACAACCATTTACACAGAATTTTCAAAATTATTTGAATACACAAAACAACGATTCTAAAAGATCTAAAAGACGTAGAAAGTAACGGAGAAAATATGTATAAAAAACGATATGAATCTGGATATATTTTAGGCATAAGCCGAGGACACAACGGTAGTGTGTGTCTACTTAAAGACGGAAAGATAGTTTTTAATATCGAAGAGGAAAGGTTATCAAGACAAAAATATGACGGAATGCCAATGGCAGGCATTAATAAAGTATTAGAATATACAGATAAAGTTGATCATGTGTATCTTTCACACACAAGAACACTGGAAAGTGAACCTGATTTAATAGTTGATTATACAGGAGATAATATCTATTCAGGTCTATGTAGAAAACTAGGATTAATCGATACTAAAGTAAACTTGTGGGATCATCCACAGTTTACTGATATGTCAAGACAACATCATAAAGTACATGCCGCATGTGCTTTTTATAGAAGCGGGTTTGATAACGCAGTTGCAGTAATAATTGACGGTGCAGGTTCTGTTCATCAAGCCAGTTGGAAAAATGATCCTTTCTCAGAAGAATTGCCTCATGCAATATGGGAAGTTGAATCTGTTATAGATTGTGAATATCCAGCTGAGTTTAATACAAGATTTAAACATTTTGGTACTCGTGATCCTGCAACCAGTCAAATTATGTTCAATAGAAGTGGCGAGGAGTTTGGAGAACTGGATAACGAATATATTTGTTTGATTTCAAATAGAGCAGGTCTTGTAAAGTGTTATGAAGCAGTAACACAATACTGTGGTTTTCAAGCTATTGAGGCAGGTAAAACAATGGGATTATTTCCTTATGGAAAGGAAAATAATTCGGTTCCGCCGATCATAGATCATCATACTCCTTTTGGATTAAGCAATGCTAATGTAATTATTCCAACATATCCTAATAGTGCTCAAGTAAATTTTCATCCATATCCAGAAATAAATGTTCCTTGGCAAAGTCCGGAACATGATTTGACAAAAGAAGAGAGTAGAAGGGATATGGCATATGCAGTACAAAAAGCAACACAAGAAAAAGCATTAGATTATATTGTTAGTGCTTCTAAACTAGCAGACAAGAAAAATGTTGTTTTGACTGGTGGTTATGCATTAAACTGTGTGGCAAATTATAGTTTTTTAGAAAGGTTAAATGAAGAAGGAATCAATCTCTATGTAGAGCCAATAAGCAGTGATGCTGGTACTGCTATCGGAGCGGCTCTTTGGGGATATCACGAAGAAAGCAGAGACGAAATGCGTAGAGGACGCGACATTTATCTAGGACCTAAGTATAATTACCAACAAAGTGATATAGATAAACTAGTTGATGAGTTTGATTGTCAAATGTCTGATGCAAGTCAAAGTGATGTAGTAAAACTTATTACTGAAAAAAATATTGTGGCTATGTTTCAAGGACGTAGTGAAAGTGGTCCAAGAGCATTAGGTAATAGAAGTATACTATATGATCCAAGAGATCCAGATGGCAAGGATCATGTGAACACAGTAAAAAAACGGGAATACTTTAGACCTTTTGCAGGTACTATTCTAGCAGAAGATGTACAAGAATGGTTTGATTTGCGAGGTATGGAAGACACTCCACACATGATGTATGCAGTAAATTGTCAGCCAGGAGTTGAAGAAAAGATCCCGAGTATTATTCATGTAGATGGAACTTGTAGAATTCAAACTGTTACTGAAGAAGAAAATCCTAATTATTATAACTTAATTAGTGAGTTTAAAAAACAAACAGGTGTTCCTATTGTGTTTAATACAAGTTTTAATTTAGGTGGTGAGCCTCTTGTTGAAACTTTAAAAGATGCATTTAATACTTTGCAACAAAGTGATATAGAATATCTGTATCTACCTGAATTTGGAAAGTTATTGTATTTTGGCAATTTCATCGACTAGCATGTAAAAAGGTAATTTTATGATCTGGGCGTCTTTTTATAATACAAAATGGATAATTGGAACCACATATCCACAGTGGCAAAAAACACTAGAATATTGGAATCAAGCAACTAGATCTGTTGATGTGAAAGAGTATGCTAGTAATGTTGCACAGCAAGCCTTTTTCGAAGACGACGAAGGTATAGAACTAACCAATGATATTAGAGATTACATAAACACACATTGCTTACTCTCACATGGAGTAACATTTAAATTAGGAAAAAGATTACTAGCTTGGAATATCGAATATATGAAGCATGGTTGGCAAGCAATTCATAACCATAGAAACCATGGCGCACCGAGGATAGCATCAGTGGTTCTGTGTTTACAAGGCGAAGTCGGATCAGGAACATTTTATTTTGCACAACCAGAACCAGATGGTTCCATGCGTTTTGGCACAATAGAACAAGTGCCCGGAACACTAATTATCTCAGATGGTGATGTTTGGCATGGTGCCTATCCATGCACTACAAATAAGAAGGTATTTGTGTTTGACTTTGAACTCGACAGTTAGCATAAAATTAGGAAACTATATAGTATACACAAATGATGATGCTGATGGATATGGTTCAGTAACTGTAAAAGATGCTATTAGTTGTTTCAAATATTTTGCACAAAATAGATGCTTTGAACATGCACTAGAATGGTGCTGTGGACCTGGTTATTTTGGATTCGCATGTTTGCATACTAAATTATCTAATCAAGTTAGTTTCAGTGATGTAAGTAAACTTGCACTAAGTTTAGTTAACAAATCAATTTCAGCTAATAATTTACAATGTAAAACTTACCTATCAGACAATTTCAAATCAATACCTGAACAAAAATTTGATTTGATAATTGCAAATCCTCCACACTTTAATCTAGAGATTCCAGGACACAGAACAGATCTTGTGCTACAAAAAAATGAAAGTAGAAAAATGCAAGATTTGAATTGGAAAGTGCATGAAGATTTTTTTGCTAATGTAAATAGTTATCTAACTGATACAGGTAAAATTATGTTAATGGAAAATATGAATGGTAGTTCACCTGAAACTTTTAAAAACATGCTTGAAAGTAACGATTTGGAAATTACTAATTCTAGTCCTAGTGTGCTACACAAAGACATAGTCTATTACTTAGAAATATCAAAGAAAAATGCAAGTTGATTTCGAAGAATTCAAAAGTTTATTCGATGATACTTGGGATATGGCTTATCTCTCACGTGAAGATACGCTTCAAGCAAGCATGTCTCCTGTAAAAAACAAGTATCATATCTTTGGTAAAGACTTTACAAACGGTATTCATTTTCCTGATATTACACATGGAATAGTTATGTGTAAGTTTGGAGAAAGTTGGGACTATAGTTTTTATAACGAAATAGTTAATACAATAAAAAAAAGTTCGATATTTGGTTGGTACCCGATGTATACAAACTATAAAGAAGCGGCAATATTAAGTGGACTTGGAGTAAGGGCAAGAAACACATTAATATACAGTTACAAATTTGGTTTTGATTGTCATTTTGCAATGGTAGGATTCAAAACCAAAATTACAAATATACCTGATAAGAGTAAAAAAATTCAATATAATATGTGGAAAAAATGTACAGATTGCTACGACTGTATTAATGCTTGTCCAGCTCGTGCAATACACTATAACGAGAAGAATGACAAAGCATGGCTAGATGGCGGCGCTTGTGAAAACTTTATATTCTTTGGTACTACTCCTGAAGGAAAATATGACAGCAAAAAAATACCTAGTGTTATAAGCTATTGGCATGAAAACTGTCATCCTGAAGTTGACCAAAAAGTTGTGGATAGTGTTAAAACTGTAGGAGATATGCATAAGGTAAACAACATGCAATGGGACGCAAAAGGTTATGACTATGATGGAAACAACACAACAAAAGATGGTGTAAAAATTAGATTACCACATTGCAGAGAATGTACTGCACAGCCTAGGTGCAGTAAGTATGAAGGAAAGTTTCCTTACAATTCGATTGTATAATCTATTAGATCCTGTTCACATGTAAACAGTGATTTTTTAAAATCTGTTTGAAAATTAACTAGTTCACCTGTTTTAAAAAAATTTACTAATTTATCTGATAAAATATCGTGATTGCATCTACTAAAATGTCCTAGTCTTTTATCTGATCCATCCCATACTTTTTCTTGCATCCATTTATCTTTTGCACGATTTTTAAATTCTGCTTCTTCAGCCTGAACCATAGCCCAGTCGTTGGGTACATGATGTAACCTTGTGCTATCAAATCCAGGAAGTAAACAATATTTGTAAGGTTTTAAAACTTCTCGCACCCAGGTTAAAAACCATTGGTAGTATATTTCACTTAACTTTTCATGTTGTTCAGTAAATTCTTCCTTGTATAGTTCAATTGCTTTATAAGTTCTACTAGGTACGAGCTTGCTCATATTGTTTACATATAAATTTCCTAAACTAGGATGTTCCTGCATAAACCATCTACGATGAATACTGGTGCTTACCACTACAATATAATCACCTTTTTGAAATTTGTTTTTGTTTAGATATTCGCTAAGTTGGTATCCGATCCATTCATTGCTTACTCCTGGTAAACTAGCACCAGTTACAGTATTAGTGCCTAGTTTTACACACAGTTGTCTAGGCCAATGCCAATTTGGGCATATCCATTCACTGCCTCTTTTTTTATAAGAATACCAATGATTTTTATCGCTTACAAAGCTATCTCCAAAAACCCAAAGATCACTCACTTTGACTATCTCCTTTGAAAATACGATAATTATCTTCTACACTATCAGGTGTACTTACTTCAATTATAATACTATTATCTTCCATAGCAATTAATTGATGAGGCACCAAAGGATAATTACGCCAAGTTTCACCTTTGGTTAAAACTGAAGTTTCCATATCTGCTGTTTTTGTATCTAGTGTGTGCAATGTAAAACTACCATTTAGTACATACCAACTTTCGTCTTTTTCTTTGTGAAAGTGCATACTAAATTTAGAACCTTTTTTATCGAAAAACATAAGTTTACCACAATACTTGTCGGTGGTTGCAAATATAAGTTCTTTACCCCAACCTTTTTGTTGTTCACCTTTAAGTCTTGTCATTCCATTATCCTTTTGATTGTGTTTGTTGTGCTTTGATTATCTACTGTTGGTATTATTACAACTTTTGCAAATTCATTTCCAACTACAGTGTCTACAGTATAGTCTCCACCTTTTGTAATAATATCTGGACGTATTCTTTCTATTAATTTTTGTGGAGTATCTTCATCAAATAATATTACTTCGTCGACGAAATCCAAACTTTCAAGCACAACTTTTCTATCAGTTTCGTTATTAATTGGCCTAGTATTGCCTTTTAATTTTTTAACACTAGCATCAGTATTTAATCCCACAACAAGATGCTCTCCTAGTGCTTTACTTGCTTTTAGCATCTCAACATGTCCTCGGTGTAGTAGATCAAAACAACCATTTGTAAAAACTATACTAGGGCGTGGATCTAAATCTTTCCAATGAACCACATATACACCATTGTGTTGTACACTTACACCAGCACCTTTGTTAGCCATTTCACAAGCAAACTCTAAACTTTCACCAAAGTCTAAAAAGTATGACATCACTGCTAAAAATGTATCACCTGCTCCAGTAACATCATATACATCTTGTTGTTGTGTTGGGTAGTGTGTACCATTTATCATGTAGCCATCTTTGCCCATTGTTACAACCATGTTTGTTTTTACACCATTATTGTATTCTTCATATTCTTTTTTATTAGGTTTAATTACATCAGCACCTGTGTACAAATCCAAATGTTGTTTAGGATCGACAATTACATAACAGCCATTATCTTTTAGTATCTTTATCAGACGTTGCGGATCTTGTATTGTGCCTTTGTTATAGTCACTAAGCACAACTGTACAGTCGTGTACACGTTTAGATACATAGTCAAACAATGTGCTATTGTCTATTGTTTGTTCTCTATCAATTCTAGTAATATAATGTTTGTCAGCATATATTCTCTGCTTTAGTGGCATATGTGTACAAAAAAGTTCTACGGGCCAATTTGTAGTATCGTTTCTATAACCAATAAGTTCAACATCATCTGTAAGGCTTTTTATATTGTTGTATACGTTTCCTGCTCCGCCCAATTTACGTTCTGTTTTTTCGTGTTTTACAACTGGCACTGGTGCTTCTGGACTAAGCCTTGTGCTTGTACCATAAACATATTCATCTATAATAATATCACCAATAACTACAATCACAAATTAGCCTCAACAAATTCATCAGGCGTTGTAAATTTATGATCTATAAGTGTTTCTAACTGTTCATTGTTACTACAGGTATACATTTGATAAATGCCTTTTAAATCATCAGGCACCGGAATATATTCAATCACTGCATTATAATGACTAGCAATAAGTTTTGCCCAATACTCAAAAGTATTAGTTGTTCCTGTACCTAAGTTACAAATAAAACTATCATTGTATGTTAAACTTTCATACATTATATGTACCACATCATCAACGCAAATAAAGTCACGTTGTACTTTGTCACTGCCTTCGAATATCTTAATTACACCTGTATCTTTTGCTTGCTTTACAAAGTTCGTATACGGACTGCCCATGCCCATAGCTTGTTTGTGACCTTCTCTGTTTCCATACACATTGAAGAATCTCCAACTTTGTATTTTACAGCCAATTGTGTTTCTAAAAATATTATCACATATTAACTTACTACTAGCATATAAATTTTTAGGAGCTTCATTGACTGGGTGCTCTTGTGTAGTTATGTTGTCTCCATAAACACTGGCACTACTAGCAAAAACCATTGTGTTACATTTTTCCAATAATTGTCTAGTATATACAACATTACTTGTGTATATTTTTTGCCAATCTGTTTCTTTTGTGCTACTGTTAGCACCTATATGCCATACAGTATCACTTTTATCTATATTCATATCTAATAATTCGCTAGGACTAATAAAGTCTTCAAAAATTAATCCTGATAAGTTTTTTGTTTTATCCATAGATAGATTATCCACCAACAACACATCATCATGTCCTTGTTTGTTTAAATGTGCAACTAGATTACTACCTACAAATCCAGCCGCACCTGTAACGATATGCATAGTTGACTCCTATTTTTTTAAGTATATAGCATTTAAATTGTCTTGTCAATAATTAACTATAAATATAATTATGCTAAAGTACATACAAGAATGGATCAAAGATTACAATGCTGTAACAAAAGAATTTGAAAAAATGGGCTATTTTACACTAGGTACTTGGTTTGGGTCCTATACATATATTGACAAAGAAATGTACAAAGAATACCATGATAGACAAAAACAGATTTCAAACAGTAATAACCAATCTAAAAAATAACGGTAATTACAGAGTATTCAATGATATACTCAGAGAACGTGGAGAATATCCACAAGCAATTTACTACGGCCCTTATAATATTAAAAACATTGTCAACTGGTGTAGCAATGATTACTTGGGCATGGGTCAACACAAAGTTGTACTAGATGCCATGCACACTGCATTGGATCAAACAGGTGCGGGTAGTGGAGGTACTAGAAACATAGGCGGAACAAGTCATTATCATGTTGCACTTGAATATGAACTAGCAAAGCTACACAATAAAAATAGTGCATTATTGTTTACTAGTGCTTATGTAGCAAATGAATGGACACTAATTGCACTTAGTAAAATTATCAATGATATAGAATTTGTTAGTGATAGTAAAAATCATGCAAGTCTTATACAAGGCATAAGACACAGTGGAGCACCTAAACATGTATTTGATCACAATGATATGGATAGTTTAGAACAAACACTTGCACAAGTTGAAGGTACACCTTGCATTGTATTTGAAACAGTTTACAGTATGGATGGTTATGTGAGTAAAGCAAAAGAAATACTAGAGCTTGCTGAACATTATAATGCTATTACCTATGTAGACGAAGTTCATGCTGTAGGATTGTATGGTGACACAGGAGCAGGATATTTAGAAAAATTAGGATTACAAAACAAAGTAGACTTTATAAATGGTACACTAGGCAAAGCATTTGGCTGTCAAGGTGGTTATATTGCCGGCGATGATGTTGCTATAGATGCAATACGAAGTGTAGCAAGTGGATTTATTTTTACAACCAGTTTAAGTCCAGTTATATGTGCTGGTGCATTGAGCAGTATAAAGTATTTAAAAAGCGAGCATGGTGTCGAACTGCGAGAACAACATCAAAATCGTGCTACAAGATTAAAGAAAACATTAAGATCTAAGAATATTAATATGATTAAAAATGAAACTCACATTGTACCAGTACTAGTAGGAGATGCCAAAAAGTGTAAACAACTAAGCGACAAACTGTTGAATGATCATAACATATATGTACAACCTATAAACTACCCAACAGTAGATATAGGAACAGAACGTTTAAGATTTGCGCCTACACCAATGCACAGCAACGCAATGATTTCAGATCTTGCAGAAAGACTAGAGGAAATACTATGAGCGAAATATGGGATAAACTAATTGAATGTGAACAAAAGATTATTGCAAAATGTGATAGCTTAGGTGACGAAACATTTGATGATCCAGAGTTTGATTGGCTCAACAGAGTATTCAAAGGTGAACATTTTAGACGAGCTCATATAGACAGTGTAGATGCAAGAGCAACAAAAGGACTGTATATGACTCATATATGTGTATTTCCTAACTATAACAATAACGCTCCTATATATGGATTTGATATTATTGCAGGCAAAAACAAAGTAACAGGTGCATTTCATGACTATAGTCCTGTTATGGATTCAAATCATCCTATGTGTAATCTGTTTAGAGATTGTGTTGAAAACCTAGAATGGAAAAAACAACGTGAACTACCACCATGGGCTCAAGCTATATTCAGCAAACACATGGTTGCGGCTAGCAATGTAAGAATAGATGAAATGGATCAAGTTGTTACTATGGCATTAGATAATTTGGATATGTACTTTGATGAATTACCTAAATATACAGATATTACAAGTGATTCTAATCAAATAAAACGCAGACAAAATAGATACTGTCATTATCAAAAACAAAATCCACATACACCCAGAGCTATGGAAGCACTAGGACTTGATCCAGATGATGTTAAACATTTTATTGAAGATTGTTTGTTTCCTGAGGATTAAAAACTATCCAGCCAATTTGGTAAATCAGTTTGATCTTTTTCACGTTCATAAATGGTTACTAGTTTATCAACCAGTTTCTTATTTGTAAGTACAACCCTTGCGCCTCTGTGTAAAGGCTTGGGCCAACAGTTTATACTTACCCATGAATATCCACTGCTTTCATAATTACAACTGGGTATAAATTCTTCAAACACTGTTACACAAAATGTATTGTAGGTAAATTTTTTATCATCACTCAAAAAAGTATGCAGTGGGTGAACTTTTGCAATGTCAGGAAGTGGTCCTATTTCTTCTTTGCATTCTCTTAATAGTGTTTCTATAGGACGTTCTTTTTTGTCAGCTTTGCCTCCCCAAAAACTCCAGGTTAATGGGTGACTGCTTTTTTTGCTTCTTTGTTGTAGCATAATCCTGCCAGTATCCAAGGCAAGAAAACAACAACCGCTTGCTTGTATCATATTATGAAGGTTCTGTTGGCCAAGTCACATCATCAAGTGATGTAGCTGAACTGGTTATATCTCTTAGTGCTTGTCTGTATGTACGCCATTCATCTGACATTGTAACGTCACTGTTAGCCATCCAATCACTCTTAGCAATTCTTATGTCACGTTCTGCTCTTAATAGTCGAATTGGTTCTGCGGCTAGAAGTTCGTCTTTTTTTGCAGAAACATCTTCCCAAGTAACACCCCAGTCTTCTTCTTTGTTGCTTTCTATTGCCATACCATTAGCGTCTGCACCTGTTACTTTAGCATACATGCTGGCAAATTCCTTTTTGGTCGTAGGTTCTCCTCTGAGTACCCATTCCTGTATGCCTAGTTCTGTTAATGCTTGTGCTATATCTGTCATTTGTATGTTCCTTTGATATCAATATTTATCTTTATCATACTGCTATCTCCATTGCTTGTAAAAACGATACCGTTGCACTCCATTGAAATCTTAAATTGCTTACGTTTGCATTATAAGGTCTGCAATATACTCTGTAATTTGTACTGTTTGTAGTTGC